CTATAATGTCATCTTTCTTGACGAGTTCGCTTTCATCCCGAATCACATTGCTGATGACTTCTTTGCCTCTGTTTATCCTACTATTTCTTCTGGACAAAGCACGAAGGTAATCATCGTATCCACGCCACGGGGTATGAACCACTTCTACCGCATGTGGCACGACTCAGAGCGTGGTAAGAACGAATATGTACCAACAGACGTTCATTGGTCAGAAGTGCCCGGAAGGGACACTGCATGGAAGGAGCAGACGATTGCTAACACCTCAGAACAGCAGTTCAAAGTTGAGTTTGAGTGTGAATTTTTAGGATCAGTTAACACTCTTATCAATCCATCAAAACTCAGAAATTTAGTTTATGAGGATCCAATTAAACGAAATGCTGGATTAGACGTATATGAGCACCCAAAAGAGGAAAATAACTATCTAATCACTGTAGACGTTGCTCGTGGACTTGGTAATGACTATTCGGCATTTATTGTTTTTGATATTACTAACTTCCCATATAAAGTTGTAGCAAAGTATAGAAACAATGAAATTAAACCGATGCTATTTCCAAGTGTAATTCATGAAGTAGCAAAAGGATATAATGATGCTTGGTTATTAATTGAGGTTAATGATATTGGAGATCAAGTCGCAAGCATTCTTCACTTTGATCTTGAGTATGATAATGTTCTGATGTGTGCAATGAGAGGTCGTGCAGGTCAGATTGTTGGTTCAGGTTTTAGTGGTAAAAAGTCTCAACTTGGAGTCAGAATGACTGCTGCAGTTAAAAAGTTGGGATGCTCGAATTTAAAGACTCTATTGGAAGATGATAAGTTACTTACAGTAGATTACGAAATTATTGCAGAATTAACTACGTTTGCACAAAAGCATAATTCATTTGAAGCCGAAGAAGGATGTAATGATGACTTAGCAATGTGTCTTGTTATCTTTTCTTGGTTGGTTGCTCAAGATTATTTTAAAGAAATGACGGACAATGATGTTCGTAAGAGAATTTATGAAGAACAAAAAAATCAAATTGAACAGGACATGGCACCATTTGGATTCATTGCTGATGGACTTGATGGGGGGGAAAGTTTTGTAGATAATTCTGGTGATAGATGGTATACGGATGAATATGGTGATAGATCATACATGTGGGAATACCATTAATGGATTTAGATAAAGAATTAGAATTAGAGCATTTATTATTTTTTGAAAGGAAATGTAGGGTATGTGGAAAAATAAAAAATTTGATTGAAGATTATTATCTAACAAGAAAAGATAGAGGATCTCTTCCGTCATCATATTCATATGAGTGCAAAAGTTGCACTATAGAAAGAATTACAAGTTCTAGAAATAAAGTTGAAAATACATTGGACTATCAATATCCAGATTGGTGAGTGTTCACGCATCATTTCCCCAATGAAAGTAACCTTTTTAATAAATATTTCTAGAATAATTCTGAACTAGACGGAGAACAAAGATGCCGCTAAATTTAGCATCTCCTGGACTTGTAGTAAGAGAGGTTGATTTAACTGTTGGTAGAATTGATCCAACCGCAGATGGTATTGGGGCAATCGTTGCACCATTTGCAAGAGGACCAATCAATCTCCCAGTAATAGTAGAGAATGAGTCCGATCTATTAGCCAACTTCGGAGAACCAGCGTCAACAGATAAGCATTATGAGCATTGGTTGGTTGCATCATCATATCTTGCATATGGTGGATCGTTGCAAGTTGTTAGAGCAGATAGCACAGATCTAAAGAATGCCTTTGTAGGATCAGCATCCAGCATTAAGATTCGTAACCTTGAAGAGTATTACAATCTAGGTTATGAAGATAGCACAATTGCTGGTGTTACTCTTGCATCACGTAATCCTGGATCTTGGGCAAACGGAGTTAAAGTTTGCTTGATTGATGGATTTGCAGATCAAATTCTTGGTGTTACCACAGCAAACATCACAGTTGGCATGGGTATTACCCAAGCATTATCTGCTGTAGTTCCAGGATCTGGTACCACAACAACTTTAACAGGTCATTTAAAAGGTATCATAACGGGAGTTGGAACTGCTGTTGCAGGATTAAGCACAACTCAAATTGCAGTTAAGATTTTAGCCCATGTTTCTACTGCAGGAACAGAAACTCCAGTTGATTATCAACCATCTGGTGTTTACACATTTGCTTCAGGAACTGCAGTAGCAATTAGCACAGCCGGAGGTTTAGTAACAAGCCGTACTGCATCTTCAGCTGCTGATTGGTTTGATGCACAAACAATTGCATTATCCAATGGATCTTCTCTATCCTGGACTAATCTTGCAAATAGACCAGCAACTTCTGAGTACGCTACAGAAAGAAATTCGAGATTTGACGAAGTTCATGTTGTTGTAATTGATGATAAGGGCACTATCACTGGAAATGCTGGTAGTATCTTAGAGAAGCATATTGGACTTTCAAAAGCAAAAGATTCAGAATTCTCTGTAGGTAGTTCTTCTTATTGGAGAAAGTATATTGCAACGGGATCAAATTACATTTATGCTGGCGGAGCTCCTTCTGGATTAACAACCACAGGATTTGCTGCAAATACACTAACTCCTTTAGCGAATGGTGGTTGGGATCAAGCTTCGACAAATGTTACTTTTGCATGTGTTGGTAATGCATCATATTCATTAGATGGTGGCAAGGATTATAACGGAGCATCTACGATTTCCACATCTGGAGCAATGACTGCCACTTTAGCAAACATTGTCACTGGATATGAGTTATTTGAAAATACTGAGCAATATAATGTTGATTATCTCCTAATGGGATCTGCAAATTATGCCAAAGAAACCTGCCAGGCAATCGCAAATAAACTTATTTCGGTTGCTGAATTAAGAAAGGATGCTATCGCATTCATCTCACCATATAGATTAGGTTTCTTAAACGATACTTCAGTGGGTACCGTAACAGTAAACGCACCAGAAACAATCACAACAAACGTAATTAGTTTCTATTCACCAGTAGCATCCTCATCATATGCAGTGTTTGATAGCGGATATAAGTACATGTACGATAAATTCGCAGATACTTTCAGATATGTACCAATTAATGGAGACATCGCTGGTTTATGCGCTAGAAATGACGCAAATAACTTCCCATGGTTCTCACCTGCAGGAACTTCAAGAGGTGCTATCTTAAATGCGGTTAAACTTGCATATAATCCAAGCAAGTCTCAGAGAGACAAACTCTATTCAAACAGAGTTAACTCAGTAATCTTCTCACCTGGTGCTGGAATTGTACTATTTGGCGATAAGACTGCACTCGCAAAATCATCTGCATTTGATAGAATCAACGTTCGCAGACTCTTCATCTATCTCGAAGATGCAATCTCGGCTGCTGCAAAAGATCAACTATTTGAATTTAACGATGCAACTACGAGAGCAAACTTTGTAAATATTGTAGATCCTTTCCTACGTGATGTTCAAGCGAAGAGAGGAATCCAAGAGTACAGACTGATTTGTGATGAAACAAATAATACTGCTGCTGTGATCGACAACAATGAATTTGTTGCTGATATCTTTATCAAACCAGCAAGATCAATCAACTTTATTGGTCTAACATTCATTGCCACCAGATCTGGTGTCTCATTCGAAGAAATCATTGGAACCGTTTAATTTTAGAGGTATCTAACAATGGCATTAAGAACAATTTCAGATTTTAAAGCTAGGCTAAGAGGCGGTGGTGCCAGAAGCAATCTCTTTGAAGTTAACATTGGATTTCCATCCCTAATAGGTGGACCATCAGGTGCTAACAATGACATCACAAACTTTTTGGTTAAGTCTGCCGCTCTCCCAGCATCAAACGTTACACCAATCGATGTAAACTTTAGAGGTAGAACTCTTAAAGTTGCTGGTGACAGAACATTTGATACATGGACAGTTACAGTTCTGAATGACACTAACTTTGAATTAAGAAGTGCATTTGAGAACTGGATGAACCAAATTAATAATGTTCAAACTGCTGAAGGTTTAACCGATCCAACATCATATGTTGCCCCAGCCGAAGTTGCTCAACTTGATCGTGACGGATCAGTATTGAGAAGATACAAGTTCTACGATATTTTCCCAACCAATGTTTCTCAAATTGATGTGTCTTATGACACCACAGATACCATTGAGGAATTTACAGTAGAATTCCAAGTTCAGTGGTGGGAAGCACTTGTTGGAGATAGTCCTGCTGCAGGTGGCACAGATATTAACTGATAAATAGTAGAATAAACGGTTCTAATTTATAAGATGGCAAAACTTTTTGGATTTTCTATTGAAGACTCCCAAAAAAATCCTAAATCTGTAATGTCCCCCGTTCCTCAAACCAATGAGGACGGGGTTGATAATTATATTGCTAGTGGTTTTTATGGACAATATGTAGACATTGAAGGAGTCTATAGAACAGAACACGATCTAATCAAAAGATACAGAGAAATGGCATTACACCCAGAGTGTGATAATGCCATTGAAGATGTTGTTAATGAAGCAATTGTAAGTGATCTTTATGATTCACCAGTTGAAATCGAACTATCAAATGTAAATGCAAGTGATAAGTTAAAATCAAAAATAAGAGAAGAATTTAAATATATCAAAGAAATTTTGGACTTTGATAAAAAATGCCATGAGATGTTCAGAAACTGGTACGTCGATGGTAGACTTTTTTATCTGAAAGTTATTGATGTCAATAAACCACAGGATGGGATCAAAGAAGTTAGGTATATTGATCCCATGAAAATTAAGTATGTGCGTCAAGAGAAAAAACAAAATAAGATTCCAATCAGCAATGCTCTAGATTCTTCTAGAGATCCAAAATCAATTTATCAACCAGATTTTGAAGAGTATTTTCTGTATACACCTACACCACAATATCCAGTGGGTATGATTGCTGGTGGATCAAACTCCAAAGGTTCTGTCAAAATTGCAAAAGATTCAGTTACATATTGCAGTTCTGGATTAATTGATAGGAATAAAGGAACTGTACTTTCATACCTTCATAAAGCAATTAAAGCCCTCAATCAATTAAGAATGATTGAGGATTCTCTTGTTATTTACAGATTATCGAGAGCACCAGAAAGAAGAATTTTCTACATTGATGTGGGTAATCTTCCTAAAGTAAAAGCGGAGCAATACCTTCGTGAAGTAATGAGTCGCTATCGTAACAAATTAGTTTACGATGCAAGTACTGGTGAGGTCAGAGATGATCGCAAATATATGAGTATGCTTGAAGACTTCTGGCTTCCTAGAAGAGAAGGTGGTAGAGGAACTGAAATCACAACTCTTCCTGGTGGACAAAATCTTGGAGAATTATCTGACGTAGAATATTTTCAGAAAAAACTTTATAGAGCACTTGGCGTTCCAGAGTCTAGAATTGCTAATGATGGTGGTTTTAATCTTGGACGATCATCAGAGATTCTCCGCGATGAATTAAAATTCTCTAAATTTGTTGGACGTTTAAGAAAGCGTTTTGCTAATCTTTTTAATGACATGTTGAGAACGCAATTGATTCTCAAAAATATTGTCACTCCTGAGGATTGGGAAGTTATTAGCGATCATATTCAATATGATTTCTTGTATGATAACCAGTTTGCGGAACTAAAAGAAAGCGAATTAATGAATGATCGCCTAGGTCTTCTCGCAACAATGGAACCATATATTGGCAAATATTTCTCAGTGGACTATGTTCGTAGAAAAGTTCTACGTCAAACTGATTCTGAAATCATCGAAATTGATGAGCGAATCAAGAAAGAAATTAAAGATGGCATCATTCCAGATCCAAATGCAGTTGATCCAATAACTGGAGCACCCATTCCAGCAGGAGGAGACCCCGGTTTAATGGGTGATGTTCCTCAAGAACCAGATGTAAATAAGGATGCTGGAATCACTGATGCTCAGGTACAAAAAGATACCAAAAAGGCTGAGATATAAATAGTCGTATAACTATATTAAAATTTTTATGGAAGATGTCATCGATTTGATTGCAACGGATGCTTCACCTTCAGATATTTCTGACAGGATTAAAGAAGTTCTATTTGCAAAAGCAGCGGAGAGAGTTGATTCACTCCGTCCTGTTGTCGCATCAGCAATGTTTGGTGAAAATGAATCATCTGAAGAAGAATCCGAGGAAGAATGATGATCACGAAAATCGTAGCGACGCAAGTAAATACTGGAGCAACTGCCGGTGCAGCCACTAGCATTAGTGATGCAACTTGCGTTCGGTTGTATAACAATACTGCAGGAATTGTAACAGTTGGTGTGAGTACCTTAGTTGGAGCAGCATCAACTAATTATTTTGAAATTCCAGCTGGATCTGTTGAATTTTTAGCAAAATCAGCATCCGACGTTATTTGGTCAACATCTGCAATCAAAGCAAATAAAGTAGCGTTCACAAACTAAAATGAAACTCATCACAGAAGAAATTCAAAAAGTAGAATTTATTGTAGAAGGCAAAGGTTCTGCTAAAAAGTGCTACATTGAAGGCGTATTCCTTCAGGGAAACATTACTAACAGAAATGGAAGAATGTATCCTATGGACACTCTTTCCCGTGAGGTGAAGAGATATGATGAAAGCTTTATTCAAAAAGGTCGTGCTCTTGGTGAACTTGGACACCCAGATGGTCCAACAGTCAACCTCGATCGTGTTTCACATAAAATTGTTTCTCTCACTTGTGAGGGAAATAACTTTATCGGCAAAGCACAAATTTTATCGACCCCAATGGGTAAGATTGCAGAATCTCTGATTAAAGAGGGTGTAACTTTAGGTGTTTCTTCTCGTGGTGTTGGATCACTCAAGATGACCAATGAGGGTCATAAAATTGTTGGCGAAGATTTCATGCTAGCAACTGCTGCTGATATCGTTGCCGATCCTTCTGCACCTGATGCTTTTGTTTCAGGAATTATGGAAGGTAAAGAGTGGGTTTGGGAAGGAGGAATTCTTCGTGAACAACTCGCAGAAAAAACTCAAAGAAGAATTAATACTCTTATCGACCAAAAAAGACTTGAAGAGCATAAGTTAAATTTATTTAATGAGTTCCTTTCAAATCTATAATTTATAAATAAATATAGATTATATCTAAATATCTAAACAAATGTCCGTTGGTAGAAATTTACAAGAAATGGAAAACGTAGTAACCAAAGGGGCTGCAGCTGCCGAACCAATGCACAAGTTAACCACAGGTATTCCTGATGGTCAAACTGGAAGTTGGGAAGATCTGGGCGGTCCTACTCCAGAAAATTACAAGTCAACTGATGACTCAGCGAAACTTGGCACTCCTGGCAAAACTCTTGCTCAAGTCAAGAATGTAGTCAACAAGGGTGCAAAGGCTGCTGATCCTATGGCAAAACTTGCCGGTGGAGCAGTCAAGGAAGAGACTGACGAAGAGGAAGAACTAGTTGATGAAGAAGAACTAGAAGCAGATGAGGAAGTAGTCGCTGAGGCTGCCGACGAAGACGAAAAAGAAGAAGAGAAAGGCAAGAAAAAAGCCAAAAAAGAAGAAGAAGAAGAAGATGAGGATGAAATGAAGGAAGAGTTTGACATCGAAGAAGATGTCAATGCTCTCCTCGAAGGTGAAGAGCTTTCCGAAGAATTCCAAGAGAAAGCACGCACTATCTTTGAAGCAGCAATCAAAACAAGAGTTGCTGAAATCAAAGAGCAACTTCAATCTTCATATGAAGAGTCTCTAGTTGAGCAAGTTCAATCAATTAGAGAAGAGTTAACCGGTAGACTTGATGCATACCTTGAGTATGTTGCTGATGAGTGGATTCAAGAGAACGAACTCGCAGTTGAGCACGGTCTTAAGACTGAAATGACCGAATCATTCCTACAAGGAATGAAGGGTCTTTTTGAAGATCATTATGTAACAATCCCTGAAGATAGATATGATGTAATCGAGAGCATGGTAGATAAACTTGATGAAATGGAAGAAAAACTCAACGAGCAAATTCAAAGAAATGTTGCTCTTAATAGGAGATTAGCCGAGTCAGTTGCTGATGTAATCTTTGCAGAAGTCACTGAGGGTCTTGCACTTTCTCAGAAGGACAAACTCGCTTCTCTTGCCGAAAATGTTGAGTTTGAAAGTGAGGCAGACTATCGTGAGAAGCTAGTAACATTGAGGGAATCGTATTTCCCATCAAAAACTGGTACTCAAAGAGATCATTCAGAGAACATCTCTGAAGGAACAACTGATCAATCAGCTCCAGTTTCTGGTCTGATGGAGTCATATCTTCAGACTCTGAATAGAGTTTCTAAAAAGTGATTTTTAGATTATAAGTTCAAACTAAATTTTCCAAAGAGGTAAAAACAATGCAAATGTTCAACCAAGAACATCTGCAGGAGAAGTGGGCACCACTCCTAGACTACGAAGGTCTTGATCCAATCAAAGATTCACATCGTAGAATGGTAACTGCCGTTCTCCTGGAGAACCAAGAAAGAGCTCTTCGTGAAGAGCGTGAGTTTCTATACGAAGCTCCAACCGTAAATACTCAAACAACTGGAACCCCTGGTTTCAGTGGTGGTGCTTCATCACCTGTAGCTGGTTTTGACCCTGTTCTAATCAGCCTGATCCGTCGTTCAATGCCTAACCTGGTCGCTTATGACCTCGCAGGTGTTCAACCAATGAACGGACCAACTGGACTCATCTTTGCGATGCGTTCACGTTACACCAACCAATCTGGATCCGAAGCATTCTACAACGAAGTAGATACCGCATTCTCTGGTCAGAATGCTGCTCTGGGTCTTACCGATGGATTCACCGATTCTGCTGTTGGTCTTGGTACCACTGCTCAGCAAGGAACCAATCCTGGTCTGCTCAACCCAATCGCTAGCGCAACCGGTACTACCTACAACGTAGGTCAAGGTATGCGTACCGATGACGCAGAAGATCTCGGCACTCAGGCTGGTGGTGCATTCAACGAGATGGCATTCTCGATCGAGAAAGTCACCGTTACCGCTAAGTCACGTGCTCTGAAGGCAGAGTACAGCCTTGAGCTTGCACAAGACCTGAAGGCAATTCATGGTCTGAATGCAGAAGCAGAACTCGCTAACATTCTTTCAAGCGAGATTCTTGCTGAAATCAACCGCGAAGTTATTCGTACCATCTATAACGTTGCAGAAACGGGTGCTACCGTTAACACCGCAACCGCTGGTACCTTCGACCTCGACGTTGACTCCAATGGTCGTTGGTCAGTTGAGAAGTTCAAGGGTCTAATCTTCCAAATCGAGCGCGATGCCAACGCAATCGCACAAAGAACTCGTAGAGGGAAGGGCAACATGATCATGTGCTCTGCAGACGTTGCTTCAGCACTGACCATGGCTGGTGTTCTTGACTACACCCCTGCACTCAACGCTAACCTCAACGTTGATGACACTGGTAACACCTTCGCTGGTGTTCTTGCTGGTAAGTTCCGCGTATACATCGACCCATACGCTGCTAACGTTTCAGCTAACCAGTACTACGTTGTTGGTTACAAGGGTTCTTCACCTTATGACGCTGGTATCTTCTACTGCCCATATGTACCTCTACAGATGGTACGTGCCGTTGGCGAGAACACCTTCCAGCCAAAAATTGGCTTCAAGACCCGTTATGGAATTGTTGCCAATCCATTCGCAAAAGGTGCTACCCTCACCAATCCTGGTGTTCTGGAGAGAAACTCAAACGTTTACTACAGAAGAGTCAAGGTTGCAAACCTCATGTGATCACGAGATTACAATTCCATATCAGAGGGTCTTCGGACCCTCTTTTTTTTATCTAAATAGAAATAAAAAAATGAAAACTTTTAAGCAATTCATTTTAGAAGCAGAATATCGCCCAGTAAATGCAAGACAAACAATACCTTTAGATCAAAAATCTCAAGCAGCATTAAACGCAGCTAGATCTGGAGAAGGCAAAAAACTACAACCAATTAAGTTTAGTTTACAGACAGTTCAACAATTAAAGTGATCTAATGGCATCAGCATTTAGCAATCAAATACAGAATAGAAATTTTCTATCTCCTGTAGGATTTAAATTTAGTTTGGTGAAATATCCAAAGGTTTCATTTTTTTGCAATTCAACAAGAATACCAGAGATTATTCTTGGGACAGCAATTCAAACAACATATTTAAAAAATATTGATATTCCTGGAGAAAAATTGACTTATGGCGATTTTAGTTTAAGATTTCTTGTCGATGAAAATCTTGAAAACTATATGGCAATTCATAATTGGTTAACTGGACTGGGATTTCCAGAAACTCCAGCACAATTTAAAGAGCAAGTTACAAATCGAGATGGTCTTAGAGATTTGAATGAGCAATATAGCGATGGATCCTTAAGTATTCTAAATTCAAACTACAATCCTGTTGCAAACGTAAAATTTCAAGATTTATATCCAACTTCATTAACTTCTTTGGAATTTGATGCCAGCGTTACAGACATTCAGTACTTTACAGCAGAAGTCACTTTCAAGTATACTGTGTATAATATTGTTGATATGAACGGAAATCCCTTATGAATCTTGATGAAATTCAGGAGATGTGGCAGAGAGATTCTGTCATTGATCCTGATAACCTACACGATGAATCTTTAAAAATTCCTCAACTACACGCAAAGTATTATACAATTTACAATACAATCACCTTGTTACGTGAAAAGGCAAGAGAGACACATAGCAAGGTAAAACTTGATCGGTATAACTACTACACAGGAAAGGCACCTATAGAGGTGTATGAGGAAGAACCTTTCCCATACAAGGTTAGGGATAAAGATGCCTTACAGAGGCATATGGATGCCGATGAGAGGTTGAATAAAATTGATCTCAAGATCAGGTATTATGACATTATGCTTAAATTTCTTGAAGAAGTTATCAGAACAATTTCTAATAGAACTTATCAAATAAAAAATGCTATTGAGTGGCATCGGTTCCAAGCGGGGTTCAATTGACCCCCTTTTTTATGTCAATAAATATTTTTGTATTGATATGAACTTATGTCACACTTGGTTATATCGAAAAAGAATGAGGTATATCTTCAGGTAAAAGCAGAACCGCACGTCTACTATGAACTTGCAGATCAGTTTACGTTTGACGTACCAGGTGCCAAGTTTATGCCCCAGTTCCGTAACAGACACTGGGATGGAAAGATTCGTTTATTTAATACCCAAACTGGCGAGATCTATGTTGGTCTTTTAGATAAACTGACCCGTTTCTGTGAAAACCACGAGTACACCTACGAGTTTACTAATAATAAGTTCTATGGTCTCCCCTTTGAAGTCAACGATATGATTTCAAAGGAAGGAGTCAAGGATTATATGATTTCTATTTGCAAGTACGCTCCCCGTGAGTACCAAGTTGAGGGAGTATACGACGCTTTAAGACACAATAGAAAGTTGTTGATATCTCCAACTGCTTCTGGAAAGTCGTTGATGATATATGCGATTGTGAGATATTACGTTGAGAAAGGACAAAATACTCTGATAGTTGTTCCAACGACTTCCCTTGTAGAACAAATGTATAAAGATTTTGCTGATTATGGGTGGGATGTCGGTTCATACTGCCACAAGATATACGCAGGGAAAGAAAGAGAAACGGACTCTCAGGTGATTATCACTACCTGGCAATCCATCTACAAACTTCCCCGTCAATACTTTTCAAGATTTAATGTGGTCGTAGGAGATGAAGCACACCAGTTTAAATCAAAGTCATTAGTATCTATAATGACAAAACTTTCAGATGCTAAATTTCGTTACGGATTTACAGGAACTCTTGACGGAACACAAACACACAAATGGGTTCTAGAAGGTTTATTTGGTCCTTCTTACAAGATCATCAGAACAGAGGAACTGATGCAGAAAGGTCACGTTGCCAAATTAGATATTAATATACTGCTATTGAAACACCCACCAAATAAGTTTGAGACTTTTGAGGATGAGGTTCAGTATATTATCAATCACGAAAGACGTAATAAGTTTATCCGTAATCTTGCCCTTGACCTCAAAGGTAACACTCTCATCCTCTTCTCAAGAGTAGAAGGTCACGGACAACCTTTGTATGAACTGATAAATAAGAATGTCAGTGAAGATCGTCATGTGTTCTTTGTGCATGGTGGTGTAGCTACAGAAGACCGAGAAAAAGTCAGAGAAATCACCGAAAAAGAAAATAACGCAATTATTGTTGCATCTTACGGAACTTTTTCTACTGGTATTAATATTAAAAACTTACACAATGTTATCTTTGCTTCACCATCGAAGTCAAGAATTAGAAATCTTCAATCAATTGGTAGAGTCTTAAGAAAGGGCGATAATAAGACTAAAGCAACTCTATATGATATTGCCGATGATATCAGTTATAAGTCAAGAAAAAATTATACACTCAATCATCTAATCGAAAGAATCAAAGTCTATAACGAAGAAAATTTTAATTATGATATTGTAAACATACCGCTTAAGAACTAATGGGAGAAGAGTTTTACGCAATTATTAAACTAGTATCAGGAGAGGAGATATTCTCATTGGTTTCTGTGGATGAGAATGATGGAGATCCTGTCGTTTTACTACAAAATCCAATTATCATTAAACAGATTTCAAATGGAAGTGGTATGTACTTAAAAGTCAAACCATGGATGGAACTTCCAGATGAAGATATTTTTGTGATAAAGTTGGATAAGATGCTTACTATAACAGAAACTAAAAATAAAAACCTAATCAAAATTTATCATCGATATATAAATGACTCTACCGATGATCATAATCAATTTCTTCAAATGAAGAAATCTACTGGAGAAGTGAAAATATCTGATAAAATGGGATATATTTCTTCAGTAGAAGATGCTAGAAATTATTTGGAAAATATTTTTAAATCTGACCTTAAAGATAATAAAGAAAGCTAAACCCCATCTTTCAACCGGGACAAAGGTAGTCTACACACATTTTTACATCTTGTCAAGTGCCGTAACTGTGTTATAATAAAGACATCTTATAATAGTGGATACCAATGTCATGCCAAAGAAAAAGTCAGAACATTACGTTAACAATAAAGAGTTTTTAGAAGCTCTGGTTATTTATAGACAATCTTGTTTTAGATCTAAGGAAGCAGGACTTCCTAAACCACGTATTACAAATTACTTGGGTGAGTGTTTTCTCAAGATCGCTACACACCTGTCATACAAACCGAATTTTGTAAACTATATGTTTCGGGATGATATGATTTCGGATGGTGTTGAAAATTGTGTTCAGTACATTCATAATTTTGATCCAGAAAAGTCATCAAATCCTTTTGCATATTTTACTCAAATCATTCATTATGCTTTTCTCCGCCGTATTCAAAAGGAGAAAAAACAGTTGGATATCAAAACCAAAATCATTGAACGCACAGGTTTTGATGAGGTAATGATGGTTGACGATAGCTTGCTTTCTGGCAGCAGTTCGGACTATAATACGATCAAGGACAACATTACGTACAAAACCAATCGATGAAGATTGCGATCATTACAGACACTCATTATGGGGCGAGGAAAGGATCCAAGTTCCTACATGACTACTTTGAACTTTTCTATCAGAATGTGTTCTTCCCTGCTCTTGAGGAGCATGGGGTAGAAGCAGTCATTCATATGGGTGATGCTTTTGATAGTCGCAAGTCTATTGACTATCAAAGTCTAGAGTGGGCAAAGAGAGTTGTATTTGAACATCTGCGAAAGTACGATGTTCACATGATTGTTGGAAATCATGATTGCTATTATAAGAACACAAATAATGTAAACTCTCCGAGTCTGCTTCTTCAGACGTATTCCAACATTAAAACTTATAGTTCTCCACAAACTATTAAAGTTGGTGGACTGGACATTATGGTTCTCCCTTGGATCTGTAGTGAAAATTATGATGAGACTTTAAAAGAAATTAAAAAGTCCAAAGCAAAGATTGTCATGGGTCATCTTGAACTTCAAGGATTCCGTGTGAATAGGAATCTGATCATGGAAGATCATGGTCTTAAACCAGATATCTTTGATAAGTTTTCAAAAGTATTTTCTGGGCATTATCATACTCGGTCTGATAATGGAAAGGTTTTCTATCTCGGAAATCCTTATGAGATGTTTTGGACGGATGTAAATGATAATCGTGGATTCCATATTTTTGATACGGAAACCCTCACGCATACTCCAATCAATAATCCTTATAAATTGTTCTATAACATTTATTATGAGGATACTCCTTATCAATTGTTTGATGCTACGGAGTATACTAACAAAGTTGTTAAAGTGATTGTTCGTAAAAAGACAAAACCAAAAGACTTTGAAAAGTTTATTGATAAACTTTATACTGCTGGTATTCAAGATCTTAAAATTATTGAAAATTTTGAGATTCAAGAAAGTGAAGATTTTGAGATCTCTGAAGATGAAAACACCCTAACCATATTGAATAGATACATTGAAGAGTCTGAGATTAGCATTGACAAGAATATTGTGAAAGGGATATTTCAAGACATTTATAGAGAAGCTTGCGAAGTAGAGTAATGTACCTTCTAACACTCAAAGGTAAAAAGGACGAAGGAGCATATGCAGTGCATGATGAACATGGTGAAAAAGTCTTGTTTATGTTTGAGGAAGAAGATGATGCTACTCGTTATGCCCTGATGCTAGAAGATCATCCAGAATATGAAACTGAAATGGAAGTTGTAGAAGTTGACGATGAACTTGCAATTAAAACTTGTAAAGCACATAATTACAAGTACGCAGTAATTACTCCTAATGATATTGTTATTCCTCCTAAATCATGATCACTTTTAAAAAAATTCGTTGGAAAAATTTCCTGAGCACAGGCAATCAATTTACTGAAGTTGATTTTCAACAACATCATACAAACCTTATCATCGGAACAAATGGTGCTGGTAAGTCAACCATTCTAGACGCTTTGACATTTGTTTTGTTTAATAAACCATTCCGTAAAATTAATAAACCACAACTTCCAAATACTGTAAATGAGAAAGATTGTCTGGTTGAAATTGAATTTTCTGTAAACAATCGTGATTATTTTGTGAGACGTGGAATTAAACCCAATGTTTTTGATATTGAGGTAAATGGTAGTCCACTGCATAAAGAAGCAGATGATCGTTCTAATCAAAAGATATTGGAAGAAAATATTCTCAAGGTAAACTATAAGTCTTTTACACAGATTGTGATTCTTGGTAGCAGCACTTTTGTGCCATTCATGCAACTCACGACTGCAAATCGTCGTGAAGTTATCGAAGATCTTTTGGATATTCGTATCTTTTCTGCAATGAATAGTATTATAAAAGATAAAATTCGAATTCAAAAAGAACAGATAAAGTCTTTAGATCTGAAAAAACAAAACCTTAAAGAAAAGGAGCAGATGCAAAAGAATTTTATTGAAGAACTTGAGAATCGTGGTAATGCCAATATAAATGCCAATCAAGAAAAGATTGCCAAGTTAGATGGTGAAGTTGGTGTTTACATGACTGAGATTTCCAAGATTGAGGAGGATGTTTTTAAGTTTACGAAAGAACAAGATGAAGTCGTTGGTGCTGGAGATAAGTTAGTAAAGCTTAACAATTTAAAGGGTAAAATTTCTCAGAAAGTATCTGCAATTACCAAAGAGCATAAGTTTTTTACTGAGAATTCGGTATGCCCTACATGCACTCAAACAATTGAAGAGTCATTTCGGTTAAATAGAATTACAGACGCTCAAAATAAGGCAAAGGAACTCCAGAAAGGTTATCAAGACCTGGAAGAGACTATAAAAATAGAACAGGAGAGAGAGCGTCAATTCATTGCACTTTCTAAGGAGATTACGAAACTCAACCATGAGATTTCTCAAAACAATACTCGGATTAGCCTCAATCAGAGACAGATCAGAGACCTTGAATCTGAAATTCAAACTATTACCCAAAACCTTGCAAACCGAAATACTGAGCATGAGAAGCTAGAAGAATTTCAAACCAATCTCCAAAAAACATTCGAAGACCTTTCAAAGAAAAAAGAAGAAATCGTTTATTACGATTTTGCCTACTCCTTACTCAAGGACGATGGTGTAAAAACGAAGATCATTAAGAAGTATCTTCCGTTCATAAATCAGCAGGTGAATCGTTATCTTCAAATGATGGATTTTTATATTAATTTTCATCTGGATGAAGAGTTTAACGAAACGGTAAAATCACCCATTCACGAAGACTTTTCTTATAGTTCCTTCAGTGAGGGTGAGAAAATGAGAATCGACCTTGCCCTTCTCTTCACTTGGAGAGAAGTCGCCCGAGTCAAAAACTCCGTCAATACCAATCTGCTGATTATGGATGAGGTATTTGATTCCTCACTTGATGGTTTCGGCACCGATGAGTTCCTGAAGATTATTCGTTATGTCATTAAGGATGCTAATATCTTTGTGATTTCTCATAAGGCAGACCTTCATGACAAATTCGAAAGTGTCATAAGGTTCGAGAAAGTCAAAGGATTTTCGCGTATGATGTCCCAAGAATCAGCAGGAAAATGACCACTCCCAACTGGCAACATCACAGCAAGAAGGAGCAGAAGCGGAAACTGAAACCGCAAGCACTCCGACAAGCAAAGGCACGGCTTGCCCACTTCAAGAAGTGTCACATGACCTCCCCCAAAAGGGGAGGTTCTTCTGTATTATACGTTCATACGATTCAAGTCAAATGACCGTCCGTCACGAAATCAAGTCCCAACTTGCTAAACTTCTTGCTACCGAAGACCTTATTGTTGAGCACAAAAAGGTAGAGACTGCCCAGTTCAATGTTCATACCCGTGTGCTTACTCTTCCGATGTGGGAGAAAGCAAGTAATATTGTCTATGATCTGCTGGTGGGGCACGAGGTCGGACACGCCCTCTATACGCCTGATGAAGATTGGATTGAGAAAGTCAAGGTTCCTCCGCAGTTCGTGAATATTGTGGAAGACGCTCGCATTGAAAAGTTGATGAAGCGTCGGTATCCTGGTCTTGCCAAGACTTTCTTTAATGGTTACAAGGAGCTTGCTGAGGACGATTTCTTCCAGATTGCTGATGAGAAGATTGATGAAATGAACCTTGCCGACCGTGTAAACTTGTGGTTCAAGATTGGTAATTTCACCGATATTTTGATTGAGCGTGGAGAAGAGACTGAGATTATCAATCAGATTGCTGATACCGAAACCTTCCCTGAGGTTCTGATTGCTGCTGAGGCACTCTACAAGTATTGTAAGCAAAAACAACAGGAAGAAACCAAGATTCAACTGGATAGTCTGGAATCGCAGCAGAGTGGTTTTAATCAACCCGCTTCCGACTTCTCTGACCAGCAGGAAGGTGAGAATGACCAGGAGCAACCTGGCGAAACTGATTCTTATGGTGGAACTGCTGAGCAACAGAAACGACCTAATGTTCCTGTTGGTGGTGAGAAAGATGAAGAACCAGAAGTCAAGACGATGGACAATCTGGAAGAAGCACTGAAAGAACTCGTCAATCGTGATGGTTATGAGAATGTGTATCTGGAACTGCCTCAACTTGATCTGAAAAAGATTGTTGTTCCTAACGCTGAGATTCACAATCGTTGTCGGGATGAGTGGAGCAACTTTATTGAAGGGATGGGATATCAGAAAGAACTTATCTTTGAGATTCCTGATGCTCAATTCAATCAGTTCAAGCGTTCTGCCCAGAAAGAAGTTAATTATCTGGTAAAAGAGTTTGAGTGCCGTAAAGCAGCAGACTCTTATTCTCGTGCTTCTACCGCTCGCACTGGTGTTCTTGACTGCTCTAAACTTCATACCTACAAATACAATGAAGACCTGTTCCGCAAGGTGACCACTCTTGCCGATGGTAAGAATCACGGTCTGGTGTTTGTTCTGGACTGGTCTGGTTCGATGTGTGATGTGATGCTGGATACCGTCAAACAACTCTTTAACCTTGTGTGGTTCTGTAAGAAAGTTTCTATTCCTTTTGAGGTTTATGCTTTTACGACTGAATATCCTCTCGTAACTTATGATGAGCAAGGCAAAGCAAATCTCCGCGAACTTGCTTATAAGAAGAAAGATGGTCTGCTTCAAGTTGGTGAATGGTTCTCTATGATGAACCTGTTGACTAGTAAGGTGAATGGTAAGACTTTGGAAGAACAGATGAAGAATATCTATCGTCTTGCCTATTCTTATGGTCGCTGGACCCAAACTCGGTATCCTGTTCCTACTGGTCTGAGTCTGTCTGGAACTCCTTTGAATGAAGCACTGATTGCCCTTCATCAGATTCTGCCCAAGTTCCAGAAAGAGAATAAACTCCAGAAAGTTCAGTGTGTTGTGCTGACTGATGGTGAGGCTTGTATGATCAAGTATCATCGTGAGGTTCAGCGTCACTGGGAGCAAGAACCTTTTATGGGCACTGCTCATATCGGTCCTAATGCTTTCCTGCGTGACCGCAAAACTGGTAATACCTATTCCTGTGATGTTGAGTGGCATGGATTTACTGATATTCTGCTTCGTAATCTTCGTGACTGCTTCACTGATATTAACTTCATCGGTATCCGTGTTCTTGAAGGTCGTGATGCTGGTAACTTCATTCGCCGCTATTATGGATATTATGGATCTGATTATGAGAAAGTAATCGCCGCTTGGAAAAAAGAAAAAGCATTCACTATCAAAAAGTCTGGTTATCATTCTTACTTCGGTCTTTCTGCCAATGCCCTTGCTCAGAATAGTGAGTTTGAAGTTGCAGAAGATGCCACTAAGTCTCAAATCAAATCTGCTTTTGTAAAGAGTTTGAAGTCTAAGAAAATGAACAAAAAGATTCTGGGAGAGTTTGTGGAACTCGTTGCCTGATAAATATTTCAAAGAATTCTATTAGGTCTAATGAGCAGATTTTCAGATTTGTACACAGAAAAAACGCCAGAACCTGAAGTATTAGAAGGATATAATGAGAATGCTAGGGATCGTGATGGTGATGGAATAGTACAAGAAGGTACTTCTTTTGAAAGACCAGCACCAATTAGATTGACTAAAAAGAGAACAAGGTAACCACTTTCTAAACTGTCACATGGGGCACTTAGATGCCCCTTTTTTGTGTGTATAATATCTTCAGTTAACAAAACCACCTAACTACATCATGACTCGCAAGATTGCTTTGAAAGACGAACAACTGGTTGCTTCCATCCAAGAACTTTATGGTTCCGAAATTACTTCTGGTGACCTTAAGGGTTTCTGTGCTTCTCGCGGTCTCAATTATCAAACTGTGACTCGTCGCCTTGAACAATACAAAACTTCTCGTGGTCGCTGGAATCTTGAAGTGACTCAAGAACGGGTCGAAGAGATTGAGCGTTCTTTCCAAGCCCCTGCTGCCCTTCCTTCCATCGAACAAAACCTCATTCCTGATAAAGATGATACCTTCGTCAAGTTTGGTAACTTTGGTGATATTAAAAAAATTATTCAGTCCCGTATCTTTTACCCTGCGTTCATCACGGGTCTTTCGGGTAATGGTAAAACGTTCTCGGTGGAGCAAGCGTGTGCTCAACTCAAACGTGAACTGATCCGTGTAAACATTACGATTGAAACCGATGAAGATGACCTGATTGGTGGTTTCCGCCTGGTGAATGGTGAAACTGTTTGGCACAATGGTCCTGTGGTTGAGGCACTTGAGCGTGGTGCCGTGCTGCTGCTGGATGAGATTGACCTTGCTTCCAACAAGATCCTGTGCCTCCAGTCTATCCTGGAAGGTAAGGGTGTCTTCCTGAAGAAAATCGGTCGTTTTGTGAAACCTGCCGCTGGTTTCAATGTGATTGCCACCGCCAACACCAAAGGTAAGGGTTCTGATGATGGTCGCTTCATCGGCACCAACGTGCTCAACGAAGCGTTCCTTGAGCGTTTCCCTGTGACCCTTGAGCAGACCTATCCTGCCCCTGCAGTTGAGCAGAAGATCCTGGAAGGCATCGCTCTGGATCTTGGCGTGGAAGACCGCGACTTCTGCAAGCGCCTTGTAGACTGGGCAGACATCATCCGTAAGACCTTCTACGATGGTGGTATTGAGGAAATCATCAGCACCCGCCGCCTGGTTCACATCATCCGTGCCTACAGCATCTTCCAAGATAAGGCAAAGGCAATCCAAGTGTGTGTGAACCGCTTTGACGATGAAACCAAGCAGTCCTTCCTGGAACTGTATGATAAAGTGGATGCTGACTTCCAACTTCCTACCGAACAAGTTGACCAGGACGCTCCATTCTGATATAATTGGGGAAGGTAAATTATGACCCTTCCCCTTTATTATGGATGAGTATCCTTATTCCGATAACTTCGGTACAAATGTAACTGGTTCTAGAGTCCCTGGTGGCGAGGGACAAGACCACATAAGTCTGAACCAATTTCAATTCACACTATCTGATGGTGGTAGTGGAACCCTTAACCTTGAAAAAATTCCTGTTACCATGAGCGAAACCAAAAACAATCTTTGGAAATATAATGAAGATAAAATCCTTAAAGACGTTGAGGATTATGTAACCAGCACCTATCACGGACATTATTGTGGCGATAGTGATGGATATGCTGATATTCAAACTATTGATTTGATGGCAGCAAAGAAACTTGCTGCAGGTTTCTGTCAAGCAAACATCCTAAAATATGGTTCTCGTTATGGAGACAAGGATGGACGCAACAAGCGTGATTTGATGAAAGTCATTCACTATGCTATGCTACTGCTTCACTTTGATGGTCATTATTCTCGAAAAGATAATGGTCTCACTGAATTCCGTTGATTATGAAACTCAAACCTCAAACTATGAAACTCTCTGATAATACCCTTGCCCTTCTGAAGAACTTCGCAAGCATCAACAATTCTATTCTTGTGAAAAGGGGTAATCAACTTCGCACGATTTCTGTGGCAAAAAATATTCTTGCCGAAGCAGATATTTCTGAGGAGTTCCCCCGCGAATTTGCCATCTATGATTTGAATCAGTTTCTGAATGGTCTTGGTCTTCATCAAGACCCTGACCTTGATTTTACTGAAGATTCTTATCTCAGCATTAAAGAAGGTAAGCGTCGGGTGAAGTATTTCTATGCCGACCCCAACGTGATTATTTCACCTCCCGATAAGGCAATTCAACTTCCTTCTGAAGATGTGTGTTTCCAACTGGACAGCACTTCTCTGGAGAAATTGGTCAAGGCAGCAGCAGTGTATCAACTGCCCGACCTGTCTGCCGTTGGTGAGAACGGCGTCATCAAACTGGTGGTCCGTGATAAGAAGAACGATACTTCTAACGAATACGCCATTGTGGTTGGTGAGACTGATGCTGAATTTACTTTCAACTTCAAAGTAGAGAATATTAAAATTATTCCTGGTGCCTATGATGTTGTGGTGTCTTCTAAACTTTTGTCTCAGTTCACGAACACCAAGTATAATTTGAAGTATTATATTGCTCTGGAACCTGATTCTACCTTTGGATGAATATATTCGTAACATCACCATTTCCTGCCGAGAGTGCCATCTGTCTTCCCGATAAACACATTGTCAAGATGCCTTTGGAGTGCTGTCAAATGCTCTCCATTGTTGCCTCTGAAAAGTGGGGTCATAACTACGGCACTCTCCCTAAGGCTGATGGTGTTCCCTACAGAACTGAAAAAGGTGCGTTTCGTAATCATCCCTGTACCAAATGGGCAATGGATAGTATCCACAATGCCTATTGGTTGATTAAGTGGGGGATGAATTTGTGTGATGAGTATCAACTACGCTATAATAAGGTCCACTCCTGCTACAAGACTCTTGTAGATGCCTATTATCTTTTTCCTAAAGGCAAGATAACTGAAGTGACTCCATTTGCTAGGGCAATGCCCGAAGAATGGAAATTTGATGATAGCATTGATACCTTTACTGCTTATAAAAGGTACATTGCTTCAAAACCTTGGGTGAAGGATAACTACCTTCGTATGCCTGAGCGTAAACCTAATTGGATTTGATTATGAATAGTGATTTTATTTGGGTTGAGAAGTATCGACCCAAGACCATTGAAGAATGTATTCTCCCCGAAAGTACTAAAAAGACTTTTCAAGAGTTTCTAAATAAGGGTGAAATTCCAAATATGCTTCTTGCTGGTCCTCCTGGTATTGGTAAGACCACAGTTGCAAAAGCACTCTGCAATGAATTGGGAGTAGATGTTTATGTCATCAATGGATCCGACGAAGGTAGATTCCTCGATACTGTCCGAAACAATGCGAAGAACTTCGCTTCGACCGTCTCACTTTCGTCAGATGCTAAACACAAAGTCGTCATCATTGATGAGGCAGACAACACAGGGAATGATGTACAACTCCTCCTACGGGCGTTTGTTGAGGAATTTGCTGGAAATTGCAGATTCATCTTCACCTGTAACTACAAAAACAAAATCATTGAACCCCTCCACTCCCGATGTGCAGTCATCGACTTCTCTATCAAAGGGAAAGAAAAAACCGCACTGGCAGGATCCTTCTTCAAGCGTCTACAAAACATCTTGGATGCGGAAGGTGTCGAATTCGATCAAAGAGTACTTGCAGAGCTTATCAACAAACACTTCCCAGACTGGCGACGAGTCCTCAATGAATGTCAAAGATACTCTGTAAGTGGGCAGATTGATTCTGGAATTCTCGCTACTTTTTCGGATGTTGCAGTAAATGATCTCCTTCAAAACCTTAAAGAAAAGAACTTCCCTGAAGTTCGGAAGTGGGTGGTGGCTAATATGGACAATGATACTACTTTATTGTTGCGTCGTATTTACGATGCTCTTTATAGCGCCCTTGAAAACAATAGTATTCCTGCTGCTGTGCTTGTGCTTGCTAAGTATCAGTATCAGAGTGCGTTCGTAGCAGACCAAGAAATCAATATGCTTGCCTGTCTAACTGAACTAATGGTTGAATGTGAGTTTAAATGAAAAACAAGAAACTGAAAGCACTAATTCAAAAACCCCTGAGGTTTCATCATCAGGACATTCACGAAGAACTTGATGAACTCAAGAAACAACATCAAGTCAAGTCTAAGTGGTACTACATTTTTTGGGGTGCCTGTGCTGTTGCTGTTGTTGGTGGTCAGATTTATGTTGGAACTGGTTATCGTGAAATGGCAGAAGCAACCAGAGATACTAAAATTGTTGTGAGGTGTGTAAATGGGTCTGCTGAAAATTGATAAGGCATCTCTTTATGAGGTTCCAGTAAAGACAACTCCTGAGAATGTAAAAGAAGCAAACGAAGCACTATTTCGTGCTAAAATGACTATACCTGCTGCCGCAAAGCATTGTGGTATGACGCAGAAAGAAATGAAACTCACTTTTAGAGAGTATTTGAAGTATCATCCCAAAGATTATGACCAGTCTAAAGAGTCTTAAAACACCCTTAAGGTATCCTGGCGGCAAGTCCCGTGCTTGCATCAAGATGGACCCTTACTTTCCAGACCTTCGCAACTATGATGAGTTCCGAGAACCATTTCTTGGTGGTGGAAGTGTTGCGATTCATATCACTAAAAAATATCCTCACCTAGATATTTGGGTAAATGATCTGTATGAACCATTGGTAAACTTCTGGCAGCAACTCCAGATGTTTGGGTATGATTTGAAAAGTGAACTAGTTGATTTAAAGACAGCAAATAATACTCCAGACAAAGCAAGAGAACTTTTCCTCCAATCAAAGGAACAGATCAATGACAAAAATGTGTCAAATTTTAATCGTGCTGTGGCTTTTTATGTTGTCAATAAGTGCTCTTTCTCTGGTCTCACGGCGAGTTCATCATTTTCTGAACAAGCCTCCAACGCCAACTTCTCTATGCGAGGGATCCAAAAATTGCCTGCGTATTCTGAATTAATCCAAAATTGGCGTATAACTAATTACTCATACGATTATCTGATGGATGGAAACAAGGGTGCTTTTATGTATCTCGATCCTCCTTATGATATTAAGGATAATCTCTATGGGCACAAGGGATCAATGCACAAAGGATTTGATCACGATAAGTTTGCTGCTGACTGCGATGCTAACGATATGGACCAGTTGGTAAGTTATAATTCTGATCAACTTGTAAAAGATAGGTTTAAGAACTGGAACGCTGCTGAGTTTGACTTGACTTACACGATGCGTTCGGTTGGTGAATATATGCGTGAGCAAAAACAACGTAAAGAACTACTACTTTTTAATTATGGAATTGAAGGACTGGTTAAACTCGATTAATCAAACGAAGAACCATCTGATTGACGAAGACCCCTCTCTTGAGAAGGAATATGCTCCTTATATTATCAATCGTTGTCTATCAGGTCATCTTGATTGCATTCTGTTTGCGAACGAAATGAATCGATATCATTTCCTTCCAAAGAAACTTCAATATGACTTTTTTATAAATAGTCTGAGGAAAAAGAAGAGATTTTCTCCCTGGCTCCGACAAGATAAAATCAAAGACCTTGATTATGTTAAACGTTACTATGGTTTTAGTAATGAAAAGGCAAAACAAGCTTTGAGGATTCTTACTAAAGAACAACTTACTTTTATAAAATCGAAATTTGAAACTGGAGGAACAAAATGAGTGTCGTTCAAGAACCTGAAGTGAAGTGGACGCCCGACCAAATGGTGGAAGTGATTCTTAACGAACCTGATGACTTTTTGAAGGTTCGTGAGACTTTGACCCGTATCGGAGTTGCATCACGTAAAGAAAAGAAAATCTATCAGTCTTGCCATATTCTTCATAAGCAAGGTAGATATTACCTCGTTCACTTTAAAGAATTGTTTGCCCTTGATGGTAAACATGCTAATCTGACTGTGAATGATGTTCAACGTCGCAATCGTATTGCCCAACTTCTTGCTGATTGGGGTTTGATTGAGATTGTAGATTTAAATAAGATTCAGGATATTGCTCCACTGAATCAGATTAAAGTTCTTGCCTATAAGGACAAGGGGGATTGGATTCTAGAGACTAAGTATAATATTGGTTCTAAGAAGAAAAAGGCAGAAGACGCCGAATGATTAGGGGGGGGGGGTTGACTCCCCTTTTTTTGTACCCTATAATAGAAAAGTCTGAAAAATCGGTATTCACGCTGCAAAACTTGAATTAGTTTTCACTCCATAATACCTAATAAATCAGTATTCAAAGAGAAAAACTTTTGTAAGTTTTCATCCCTTAATACTTTAATTTAAACTATGAAAATTCTTGTTCTTGATATTGGAAAAAAAGCAACACATGTTTTTGTTCCAGAGACAAATAATTATTATAAAATCGAACACTCAGATTTTATTAAACTGAATATTCCTGAATTGGAAGATGGGGATACTCTTGTTGTTGAAGAAGCTCACATGAGAGCACAATCTGATAATAGTCTTGCACAGGCTTTTAAAATTGACGATTTGCATCAATTTAAAATTCTTGCAGATTCTAAAAATAATCCCATTCTTCTTTTCCCACAAAAAGTAACTCCTAAAGCAAGAAAGGTAGCATCGCTTGTATACCCCGAGTTAATTGAAAAGACAGATTTAAACGATATAAAATCGATTGCTTACTATATTCAACATTTTCCTAGTGCTTTAAAAACACTAAAAAAGTTTGCTCCTATTAGCTATGAAGAATTTGTAGAAAAAAACTCTCATATTTTTAATGATAGAATTATTTTGAATGATGATATCAATGAGGCAAGAAATGAATCCTACGGAATTAAAACTGATTATAGTGATGCAGTAACCAATTGGATTAAAAAATATATGTCTATTCTCGCCTATAGACTCAGTAATGAAACTAGAGAATGGGTTGGACTTGAACTAAATGCTAAAGGAAATGCTCTTAAACCAGGACTTTTAAATTATACAAGTGAAAAATTAAAATTTGTTTATACGATTGTTAACACTATTCTTAATCCTAAAACAGGAACTCCAAGATTGAGATCTGATTATAAAGTACCACCATTTTGGAAATATGCGAAAGCATATTATTTTGGACTGACCCCATATCACATGAAAGCTGGAGTTACTGCTTCCAATTATAAATGGCATAAACGTAAAGCATCTACTAATTGTAAAATTAGTATGAGTTTAGATTCTAAGCAAAATCCAATCAAAACTAATAATGATGTTTTTGAAATACGAAAAGAAATGATTAGTTCTGATAAAAAACTCCAAGAAGTTTGGCGAGAAGTTCGCAAGATGATTGTTGAAGAAGGTCTTCGTTAGTATTCAAGTAGTAAAATTTTAATAAGTTTTCATCACTTAATATTCAACTTTCTTCAAAATATTAGTCAGTATTCAAAAAGAAAAACTCTTGTAAGTTTTCAACCCTTAATGCTGCAAAATCTTTAGTCAGTATTCAAGAAGAAAAACTCTTGTAAGTTTTCATCCCTTAATACTCAAATCTTTAGTCAGTATTCAGTGGATAAAATTTTTTAATTAATTTTCACACTCTAATACTCAAAAATTAGTTGATATTCAGGGCGAAAAATGTTTTTAGTTTTCACGTCGTAATATCCGAAATAAAAAGTGTGGGAATTAACACCCGCTTTTTTAGTATATAAACCTATATAATATTGAGGACGCCATACGGGTCCACAAAACACAAACTCGCTTTTAAAGGAGCTACCATAATGACTAACCTTACAAGGTATACTGCTGCGGATCTTCCTGCATTGATGGAAAAGATCAATAAGTATAGTATTGGAATGGATGAATACTTTGATATGTCTACACGCAAGATGGTAAACTTTTTATTGAAGGTCAGAAAGAGGATAAAGAAACGGAAACCAATTATCTCCACAAGGGTCTGGCTCAACGGTCATTTACACGAGCATGGACGCTCTCTGACGACACGGAAGTTCGATCAGTTGATTTTGAGGATGGGCTTTTGACAGTTACTCTGGGACGAATTGTTCCAGATCATCATAAACGAAAGGACTATCTTTAATTATCGATTTTTTAAATCTAAATACATTTAGATATCGTCGGCGCACGGGAGGTAACTGGCAAAATCCAGTTGACACCTCCCCTTTTTATTGCTATAGTACCTAAAGGAATATCCTTAACAATGACAATCAAATTAATTTTATTGCAATCTGGTGAACAAATTGTCACAGATGCCAGAGAGATAATTTCGGAAGAAAAGACCGTAGCTTACCTGTTTAAAAAACCACATAAAGTTACGATTAATAAACCATTTTTGGTTTCTGATGAAAATAGGGAACAAGATGATAAAGTTCAAATCACTCTTGGTCCTTGGATTTTATTAACTCCAAATGATGAAATTGCAGTTCCAAATAGTTATGTTATAACTATTGTGGATCCCATTGAAAGTCTGGAAGCAATGTATTTGGAAAAGACTAATCCACCTGCACCTAAAGGACTTCCAAATTTAAGTGATGATCAAATGCAAAAATTGCGTGAACAACTTGATCTTAATAATTTAGATCTTGAGAAACTCACACAAATATACTCTCCAGAAGAACTGGAATCTTTAAAAGAAATGTATCTTGGTAGCACCGATGGAACAGACGATCAAGTGTCTTCTACTGAAGAATGACACAATTTTAATTACTGAAGTTATCGAAGTTGGTTCTGAATTGGGTGAACCAGATTGCAAACTAGTTAAACCATTTAAACTTGTAGAGCGTTCTGATTCTTTTATTTTAGAACCCTGGATTACTTTTAGTTTACAGACTGAATTTATGATTCATTCTGATAGTATACTGACAATTGTAGATCCAACTGAGGATTTACTTTCCAAATATTTTGAATTAACTGCATAATGCGATTTTATACAAACGTTCAGATGGTTGGGGATCATTTCTTAGTTCGTGGATATGAAAATGGAAAGCATTTCATGACACGAGAGAAATTTTCTCCAACTCTTTTTGTCCCTGCTAAAAAGCAAACCAAATACCAAACTTTGAGTGGTGAGTATGTTGAAGCAATTCAACCAGGATCTGTTCGTGAGTCTAGAGATTTTCTTAAGAAATATGATGGTGTAGAGGGATTCAAAATCTACGGAAACGAAAGATTTATCTACCAATACATATCCGAAACTTATCCTGAAGAAGAGATGAAGTTTGATATCAATAAAATCAAACTCTCAACTCTTGATATTGAGGTTGCATCTGAAAATGGATTTCCCGACGTAGAATCTGCAGCAGAAGAAATTTTGCTCATTACTATTCAAGATTATTCTACAAAAGAAATTATTACTTGGGGTCAAGGTCCATTCAAATTAAATCAAGGTAATGTCTATTACAAAAGATTTAATAATGAGTATGATCTCCTAAGTGATTTCATCAACTGGTGGATGATTGAAGAGAATACTCCAGAAGTTATTACTGGTTGGAATAGTAAACTTTACGATATTCCATATATTGTTCGTCGTTTGGATCGCGTTCTTGGTGAAAAGTTGATGAAACGTATGTCTCCATGGGGTCTTGTAACCGAGGAAGAAACATACATTTCTGGTCGCAAATATCTTTCATATGATATTGGTGGAATCTCACAATTAGACTATCTTGATCTGTATAAGAAGTTTACTTATACCAATCAGGAATCATATCGACTGGATCACATTGCAAATGTGGAACTTGGGCAGAAGAAACTGGATCACTCTGAGTTTGATACTTTCAAAGACTTTTACACAAATGGTTGGCAAAAGTTTGTAGAGTACAACATCAAAGACGTGGAACTTGTTGACCGGCTGGAAGATAAGATGAAACTGATTGAACTTGCTCTCACAATGGCATATGACGCAAAGGTAAACTTTGAAGATGTGTTTTATCAGGTGAGAATGTGGGATACCATTATCTACAACTATTTGAAAAAGAGGAACATTGTTATTCCTCCCAAAGAAAAATCAGATAAGGATTCAAAGTATGCTGGTGCTTATGTTAAAGAACCTATTCCTGGAAAGTATGACTGGGTTGTGTCTTTTGACCTCAACTCGCTATACCCTCACCTCATTATGCAATACAACATATCGCCAGAAACTCTGTTGGATGAGAAGCATCCAACAGTAAATGTCGATAAGATTTTGAATCAAGATCTTACTTTTGAGTTGTATAAGGACAAGGCAGTCTGTGCTAATGGAGCAATGTTCCGTAAAGATGTGCGTGGATTCTTGCCTGAACTGATGGAGAAGATCTATCAGGACCGCACTATTTACAAAAAGAAAATGCTCGCGGCAAAGCAAGAGTATGAGAAAACTAAAAACAAAGAATTGGTAAAAGAGATTGCCAGGTGCAATAACATTCAGATGGCACGTAAGATTCAGTTAAACTCTGCTTATGGTGCTATCGGAAACCAATACTTTAGGTATTATAAACTAGCAAATGCTGAGGCAATCACCTTGTCTGGTCAGGTTTCGATTCGTTGGATCGAGAACAAGATGAATGCCTATCTAAACAAAATTCTTAAAACAAATGAGGTTGATTATGTCATTGCTTCTGATACTGACTCCATTTATCTTAATATGGGTCCTTTGGTACAAAGTGTATACAAGGGGAGAGAGACAACTACTACGAACATTGTTTCTTTCCTTGATAAGGTGTGTCGAATGGAACTTGAAAAATATATTGAAGGTTGCTACGAAGAACTGGCGACGTATGTGAATGCTTATGACCAGAAGATGCAGATGAAGCGTGAGAACATTGCCGAGCGTGGAATCTGGACTGCCAAGAAGCGTTATATCTTAAATGTCTGGGATAGTGAAGGTGTTCGCTATGAAGAACCCAAACTCAAGATCATGGGCATTGAGGCAATTAAATCTTCAACTCCTGCTCCTTGCCGTAAGATGATTAAGGATGGACTTAAGTTGATGATGAGTGGAACCGAAGAAGATGTAATTGCATTTATTGATAAGTGTAGAACAGAATTTAAATCTCTTCCTCCAGAACAAATTGCGTTTCCTCGCACAGCATCTGATGTCCGCAAATACGCCGCTTCATCAACTATTTACGCCCATAAAACCCCTATTCATATTCGTGGTGCTCTTTTGTTCAATCACTATGTAAAAGAAAAAAAATTAACTAATAAGTATTCACTCATTTCAAATGGTGAGAAAGTTAAATATATTTTTCTTAAAAAACCAAATATTATCCAAGAGAATGTCATTTCATTTATTCAAGATTTTCCTAAAGAACTTGGTCTTGACAAATACATTGACTATGAACTACAATTTGAAAAGAGTTTTATTGATCCACTCAAATCAATTCTTGATGTGATTGGATGGAATATAGAAAAAACTGTAAACCTTGAACTATTTTTTGCATGATGGATTTACCTATTAATGATGAAGAATTGAATACAATTATTAATGCAATGGCTCTTGGTGGAGACACTGCTTTATATCAAAAACTTAAATTGGTAAAAGAACTTAAAGAACAAGGTTTGCCTTATAAAAAAATACTTCGTGAAGAATACGGGATGGTAGCTTGATGGATTTCCTTAAAGAAATTGTAAAAGAAGTTGGCGGTGAGTATACCAAACTTGCCTCTGATATTGATGAGACTGAGACTTATGTTGATACGGGTTCATACATTTTTAATGCACTGGTTTCAGGTAGCATATTTGGTGGTGTATCTGGGAATAAAATTACTGCTATTGCTGGAGAGTCTTCTACTGGAAAGACTTTTTTCTCTCTCGCCGTGGTTAAGAATTTTCTTGATACTCATCCCGATGGTTACTGTCTCTACTTTGACACTGAG